AGTCTTTGTTTGCATCAAGTAATGTTTTCATTAAAGTCGACACAACTTCAAAGGCTCGAGGAGACTCTGATTGCTTGGCTATTTCAACCATTTCTTTAACTGCATCGTCTCCAAGTTCAATAATGTTTTTAACATTCTGACGTGCAAGTTCCATATCGTTAAGGTTTTCGTCATTACCTTCAGTAGGTAATACTTCAAACTTTTCTATATTTTGCACATCTGTTGACTGTACTTCTTGTACACCTTTTATTTCATCATTCAATTCTGAAAGCGGTGTTAAACCTAATGCTTTAGAAATATGTTCATCACTCATGTTTCATCCTACTTTATATTATATATATTAGTTTGCTGACACGTTATTATTCAGCATCTGCTAAATGAGCTGCCCACGCATCCTTAATTGCTTGTGTATGAACTGCATTACAAACAGCTTGAACCTCTGTGCTTTCACCCGTGATGTCTGCATCAGGTGCAACGACATGGCGTGAAAAGGATCGGCTGATTTCTACGCCATCACGCTTGATGACCGTGGCTGCACGCACCTGAACGTGCTTAAAGTCACCTACGATCTCTATTTTGTCGTTTACTGTTTCTTCTGTTAGTGCCATCGTTTTTCTCCTTTGATGGTTGGACTGTCCGACCCAAAGCTATGCAGTGGGTTATGAGTCTGTTTGATAAAACCCAGAAATCTGAAAGTAAGGAGTTGTTCCCATATCACTATGAGTCAATTGTGTGCTGTCTGAGGTATCATCATTTATGTCATATAGGTTTATTTTTGCAGTGTTTTTTATTACCAGACCTTGACAGTGAACAACTCGTGCCTTGTATATTGCAACGCTGGTGTGGGTAGTACTGGTAGCAGTAAATGGCAAACCAGAAATATCTATGTCTCCTGTTTGTGAGTATGAACCTAATTGTATTAAAAGTCTGTAGTGAACAGCATTACCAATTTTTGTATACTTTCCTAATTGATCATTGTAAGTTCCAGAATAGTTAGTTTGGTTAAAACGCAAAACAGGAGTAAAAGTCCCCTCCTCATAGTCATCCAACAAATTAGCCGCGGCATCTTTGCCGCCAAGGTATACGCCGCCATCCAAATATAAGTCTTTAAATCCAGAAACCGAGGAACCTAAGTTTAGGTATCCAGAAGCACCTGATGTTGTTGCACCTGCAGGGAGTGTAGGCACAATTGCCGCCTGAGTCGATTCGCCATCAAACCTTATTCTTGGATCTGAATTAGTACCTTCTGATCCCATGTATAGATATGTACCTTGGTTAATTCCAATCAGTGCCTTATCAACACCAGAATCAGCAAACCTAAGTTTATTTCTATTATCAATTGTGACATCGCCATCAACATCAATTTCAGCTGAAAAGGATCCTCCGGTCTTCGGCATGAAGGTATTATCTACATATACTTTTACTGCTGCTTCAGTTGGAACTGCTGTATCACTAGAGCCACTAAGTAAATTATCATTACTAAATTCGTTAATGGAAACGCCTTGTGAAAACCCTAAACTAGTAGGAGTACCTGTTAGAGACCCATATGTTCCGTCAAATGCATCAGTAATACCATAACCGCTTAGTGTAGTTGGAGTACTAGTAAGTGATGCAAATGCCCCGTCAAATGCATCAGTAATACCATAACCTGATAATGTAGTTGCCGCGTTAGCTAGTTCAACCCAGCTACCGCTATGCGCAAAATAACCTTTACCTGTTCCATGAACGTGTGCAAACATACCGTGATATGTTGACGCGCTTGGCAAATCACCAGTTGTTGAATACACATTAGCAAAAAGTACCTTATTTCCAGCACCGTCAATATCGCCTGACATTGTACCGCCGGCAAGTGGAAGTTTAGTTGCAATACTGCTTGTCACAGTTGTTGAAAAGTTTGCGTCATCGCCTAATGCGTTTGCTAATTCATTTAAAGTATCTAATGTTGCTGGCGCGCTATCAGAAAGACCTGCAATTTCTGCATCAACATATGCCTTTGTGGCTGCGTGTTGCGCTGCGGTTGGATCTGTAAGATTAGTAATTTTACCATCAACATAAACCCCAGTGGACGTAGTTCTTAGTTTAAGTGAACCGTCGTGATATAAATCTACTCCACCCATAGCGTGATCTGCTTTGATATAATCAACTAAAGCATCATCACCAGAATTGCGAGCTCTTATAATGACGTCGCCTGCGTCTGAACCGCTGCCAGTGTTATTTAAATAGAAAGTACCTTTTTGAGTTAATATACCAAATCCGTTACCTGTTGTAAACATTTTTGCGTCAACAGACGCAGTGTTTGCACCAAATTGTAAATAAGCATCAGCATCAAACGTCATGTATGCTCTTGTGCCATAATCAACTTTAATCCAGTTATTTCCTGTAGACCATTGATGTTCGCCAGTCCAATTAAGATTATCGCTTTCACTAATAGGATTTGCAGCTTCGGTTCCTTGTAAACCAGTTAATCCTTGAACTCCTGGATCGCCTTGAGCTCCTGTTGTACCCTGCAACCCAGCTGAACCTGTAAGACCTTGAACTCCAGCGCCAGTTGTACCTTGTAAACCAATTACACCTTGAGCGCCATCTGCGCCGTCAGAAGGTCCTTGAATGCCGGCAGGTCCATCGTTCCCAGTTAGTCCAGTTAATCCTTGAACACCTGCACCGCCAGCTGGCCCAGTTTCTCCAGTTAAGCCAGTTGATCCTTGAAGACCCGTTGAACCTGTTGTACCTTGTGCACCGTCTGCGCCATCAGAAGGTCCTTGAATACCTGCGCTTCCTGCTGGGCCAGTTGTACCTTGAATACCTTGTGCACCATCAGAAGGTCCTTGAACACCAGTAGCGCCGGTTAATCCTGTTGTACCTTGAATGCCAGTTCCAGTTACACCTTGCAAACCAGTTGTGCCTGTAGAGCCAGTTAATCCTTGAATACCCGTTGAACCTATTGTACCTTGAGCCCCAGTCCCGGTTACACCTTGCAAACCAACTGCTCCTGTAACACCTTGAACACCTATAGACCCTGTAGACCCTGACACACCTTGTGCACCAACTGCTCCTGTCGAACCAGTTACACCTTGGCTACCTGTTGGGCCAATGCCACCGTTAGCACCACCAAATCCTTGAAGACCTTGTAGGCCGAGCGTACCTTGTAAACCGTTAGTTCCTTGTGCACCTTGTATAAATTCGCCGGCAGTACCTTGAGCACCATTAGTACCTTGTGGTCCAGGAATTGGCGCTGGGATATTCGATAAAGAATTATAGTCACCGTCGAACAAAGAAGGCAAGTTAGTTAAATCATTATAATTACCAGAAAAAGTTCCAGAGGCTGTAATAAATCCAGCATCGTTTGTAAATGAACTTATGTTTGTTGGGATATCGTCAAATCTTGCTAACGGATAACCACCGTTTTCAACACCATCCATTGCAACCACAGTTTTCTTTGTGGTATCAATAAAAATTTCTCCTTCAATACCTGCTTCAGATGAAATCTCGGCGGTGGTGCCTCTTCTAAATCGTAATGTTTGTGCCATTTGAGTTTTTCCTATTATCTGTATTGATTAATCTAAGTCATCAATTGCAATACCACCTGACGATAAGTCAATAGATGTATTGCCGCTATCAAGATCTACGGACGTATTACCTGTAAAGATGTCAAGTTCAACTGGAGCGGTATTCCCATATAATCCACTACCTGGGTATATAGTTTTGGCAGCCCAATCATCGGTATACTCTACGTCTGACCAACCTATTGCGCTGTTTGCAAGATCAACCACAAACGTTTCAGTACTTTCTTCAAACGGAGAGTCATCTGATATGTTTGTTGCATATTGAGTATCAATAAACTTAATAACCTTTTTGGTCCGTTCTGGTCCGTAAAACATTCCTTTTAACGTAAAGTTAAGAGTGTACATTACTGTTCGTCTTTCAGTAAAATCACCTTCGTATAATTCTTCGTTTACCACACTATTTAAAATAATAGGTACATCTAAAGGTGGAAGGTTTTCAATTATCTTTGCGCTTACTGTAAAGTCAGGTTGAAAGAATGGTATAATTTGCTCAACTATTTTAGTTGCATCTTCTTGATATTTTGCCATAATATACAATGAGAATTCTAAGTTATATGGAGCTCCTGCATAAACATAATTTAATGAGGAGTCGCTTTCTCTTAATGATTTTGGTATCTTATGTCTTACCGCAATCCTGCGTTCGCCATCATATTGCATAGATGTAATTTCAAAAGACATCCGCGGCAATGTAATAGCTGACTGACGATTAAGATTTGCATCTTGCTCAACTCTTGCAAGTATTTTTTGAAAAGGAGCATATGATAATGGAACAATTGCAGTTTGAAAAGTTGTCCCTTGTCCGTTTACGCGCTGAATAGTCAACTGATTAAATAGTGTACCAAAGATGGCAACATATTTTCTCGTTGTTTGATTGTAAAAGTAATTTGCTATTGCCATTTATATTAATCCGGTATACTAATGTTTTCACTGAATGGATCTATTTCTGAGAAGTCAAGAACACTATCAGCTTCAGCTTCAAAGTAAACGTTTTTCGCAACTGGGTCTGTATTTGCCAATTGTGTCAAAGTAGTTGCCTGTGTAATATCGACGTCATCAAAGTGGTGGTCAATTTCGTAACGGCCTGTTTGGAAACGCTCTCCAGAGTATTCAAATAATTCGCAACGCAAATCATATACTTGTAATGATCCATGTTGATAAAATACTGACTCATGTTCAACAAACATAACTTTAAATATTTTATCGTTAAGTGGAAAGTAAATTACATCGCCTTCGTTTGGCCTTGTTTGTTCTGGATCTAAACGAGTAGCAAAACGTTCAAATGTTCTGTACGCAACAGTAAATGTTACTTGGTCACGTATTTGTAAACCAAACCTGCTTAGGAAATCTCCTTCACCTTCAAATCCGTCAACACTCTTAACATACATTTCCATATCGTAAATGATACTGTAGTTATTACCACCTTGTGTTGTTAAGTCGCCACCGAAGGTTGAAGTATCGTCTTCGTTTAGGATATTATCAATAGAGTCAAAGTTTCTTGGTATGTATGCAACGTCAACACCATACATCTTAATTGACTCGATAACTAAATCGTCAATTAAGTTTTGCTCGTTGAAGTTACCGTAATTTCTGAAATAAGGGTTCGTTGCCATAACTTATCCAATAAAATTATACGTAAGTGGTTGGAGTGAATTAACAGCTTCTTCTTCCATCCGTTGGCGTTCTTCTCTTGCTTCTTGTAAAATTTGTTCGCCATTAAATGTTACACCGCCAACCAATTGCATTCCAACAAACTTGGTAAGGTTTGCACCCCAATTTTCTTTTACTAAAGCGGCAGTATAATTTTGCAGCCAACGATCTGTCCAAACTTCAGCATATTCCGCCGGGTCAATAATATCGTAAGCTTCAATAATAATGAAATCGCCGACGGTCCAAATCTTTTGGTCAACATCAACGTATAGCTTATTCACATGTTTATTAAATCTGATTAAAGGTTTCCCTACAAGCATTTCTTGTAAGAACTCAATATAAGACATAGTCATATAATAGTTTTGAATATTATATCCAGTAATATCTCTTATATTGTTTAAAGTATATTGGTATTGAACATTGAACATTCCAACGCCTGCACTAATAGAAGTCTGTAAATCAAATACTTTTGATATACCTAAAAGACGTGTAGGAAGTGTAATGTAACCATTATCAATATCATCTTGCGTGATAGCATGCTTTAAATAAACAAGTTGACTCCCGTTATAATGATAGTCTCTCCAAAAAGAAACAGCCTCATCTACACGATCGTCTATCTGCTCTTCAGACACGTTTATTTCAATAACAGGTGCACCTAATTTTCTAAGGACATAGTCTTTGAATTCTTCTTTGGTGGTAGGCTGAGCCATAGTAAACCTCTAAGATACTTTTGCTTTATAGTCTATTTATAATATGTAGAGGTAGGGCGAAATTTAATCTCGCCGTTCTATGTCATCCTCTGATAATAAATCACCCATCCATACTTCAATCACTTTAACTGGATTTTTACCTACGTTAATTGCTTTATGCCAAGTACATGGTGGAATATCAATACTGTCTCCTGTGGAATAAACTTTTGAAGTCTTATATCCATTTGGAAACTCAAGATTCATTTCAAGTTTGCCATCAACGATGTGCCAATGTTCTGAGCGAACAAAATGCTTTTGGTCTGAAAGTGATTTTTTAACATCAATAGACAGTTCTTTAACTTGCCAATGACCGTTGTTATCAAGGTTGCGATATTTACCCCACAGTCTTTGTACCTCAGGCTTATCCCAGTTTTCAAGAAGCCACGACGAGCTATTCTTTTTATCGTTTCCGCCAACACCAAACACAAAAACAATTTTGCCTTCTTCAATCAATTCCTTTGCATATTCAACTTCAGGTGTCGTGCCTTTTTGGCGGTCCCCTCCGTTTGCAAATACAATTTCAGCATCAGGAAATTGTTCTCTTACCTGTCTTATAGCACCTACAGCAGTATCATCACTATCGTCAAATTCAAATACACAGTCAACAACTGATAAAGCTTCTATGATTGCTGTGCGTTCTTCTATAGGCATAAATGGCCTACCTTTTTTACGTGACAACCATTCATCACTGTTAACACCAACCCAAAGCCTATCTCCTAGCGCAGCTGCAGCTTTAAAATATTCAATATGGCCTGAGTGAACTGGGTCAAATCCACCAGTAACAATAACAATTTTCATAGTCTACTCCTTCATTACATAATCATATATAAAGTTCTTTTTGTCAGGGTGGCCGTTTATAACCATGTTTGGTTTTTGTTGTGCTATTTGTGGATGCAGCCACCAATCTTCATAATTAGAAGAAGGATCCATAGACACGTCGTTTACAGCTAACACATATCCTATTCCTTTAAGGTATGCTCTTGATTCTTCTCTAAACTCAGGACCCCACCAACACGCATTATGCTGAAATTGAATTACCCCATATTCGTGTTGGCCAAAAGGTATTTTCTTTAATACTTCAAGCGATACTTGCTCTGCATTAATTCTTAAAAAGTCAATCCAATCTGTCATGCAACTTTGTTTAAACATTGAAGCATAATGAATATCCTTACCGTCTGCCATAACTATAGTGCTTTTTCTTTCCTCGGAATAATTATAACAAGCTCTTTCTGAATTGTCAATAGACAATCCTTTCCAATTAAACGTGTCCTCAAGCAATGCAGTGTTGTTTGCTTTATATGGTAACCCGGATCCAACTTCTACCCATAAACCGTTTTCTTTTCCATCCAATGCAGATAACACAAACATATCTTGATAATGTCTTGCATAATTATTTGTGATCTTTTCAATACCAGGAAATGGAAACTTATATTTTTCTGCGTCTCCTTCGTATGGAATATAGCTTGGGTAACCTATGTTATTTAGCCATCCTATAGCTTTATTTTTCCATTCAGTTTCTACATTATTATCGTAGGCCATATTAAAAAGTAAACGTTTTGATTCATCAGTACCATTATCTTTCCAGCTTCCTGACGCATTGTGATATATCAATCCTTGTTTTCCTGGATAATTAATATCATCATCACCTATACTTAACTCTATGCCAGCAAACAATAATCCGATTGTTGAATGAACTAAAGATTCACGCCATTCCCCGTTTTCCTCGCAATAATCACACATAAAATAATAAGCTTCAGGTCTGTTCGGTAGAACCGTGATTGCCATTTTTAATAAACTGTAAACCGTTACTTGTCTATTTTTTTGATCTGCAAAGCACTTTGCTCCCATAATCAAAGCTCTATATTGAAGTAGTTTTTCATTGTATGTTTTGCCATCACAAAACTCAGCGGCTCTTAAATAATAAGTAAGGGCGGCGGCGTCTTGATCTAATTTATCATATTCTTTTGCAAGTTCATACATTTTAAATGGATTTTTGTAATCCATAACAAAGTCATTTAAGAGTTGTTGAATATTACTCATTTATCATCCTTTAGATACAAAATCAAAAAACACACCTGTTGGAATTTTTAGTATGTAAGACACATTGTCTGATAAACCAAAAGATATTAACAAATCATCACCAACAGCCGCAACACCAGTACAAAATTCAATATTATAATCTTGGCCTTTTACGTGATCATAATAAGTACCTAAGAAATGGAATTCACGCGAAACATTTGTAATATTCCAATCGTTATCATATATTACAACGCGGTGAGCATAATTTCCGTCTTTTCTGTTAAACGGATCTTTTAGCAAATTTGTTTCATGGGCTAAACACATCCGACGGTTTTCATTTATACGAATAACTTGAGACCCGCCACGAAGGTCTTTGTCTAATGGAAACCTTTCTTCCATTGTTTTAAGAGTTACATCAGTAGTAACTTTATTTTCAATATCAAAATGTACTACCTGCGTTGGATTTGACCACTTAACAAAATGATAAGGCATATCATTAATTGGCATCCAATTCTTTTCACAATAGCTGCTATCATCTCCTGGCGCTGGAATTGGATTACGAGATACTTCTTTCCATTCATTGTTGTGAAATTCTATTTCAGCCATTTCCATCCGGCCTTTACCTTTATCATCATAGCAATCTCTACGTACACCACAAAGATAAAGCTTGTCATCCCAACTGAATAAACGAGCATCTTCTAAACCGATAAAGTTCCAGGTTGGTTTAGTATCAAAGTCAGAAGTATTAACTCTGCCAGCAGCCACCAAATTTAAATTTAAATCAAACTCGCACATAACATTATAGGTAGTTAATGTTACGTCGTTTTGTGGATGTACATATACCAAAGGACCCCACGTATGAGGAAACTTTTTACCTTCGCTATGATATAAAATATAATTGATATGCCGCAAGTTCATAAGAATTTTATCTTTATGAACAAAGATAGATGGATTCATTGTCCCAGTTTGGTTACCTAAAACCGACTCCGGGACAATGACTGGATGAATAGATCCGCCTCTACGTAATGCGTATTTAACTAGGCCACCTGTATGCAATTCGTGCATAGTACCTCCATAATATAGATTTCAATTTATTTAGCTAAAAGCCGCTTGGTGTTTTACGTCGTTTTTCTTTGTAATTTTTTTAGCTAAAGTTTCATTTATTAAATATTCGTCTTCGTCGGATAAAGCATCTTTAACCCACTCAATTAAATTATCTTCAGTAATATCCGTTAAGGGAACAAAATCGGCTGCAGTTGTATTAGCAGCCGAAATTTCAGTTGTTCCTAAATATCGTGAAGACACGCCGTTGAGCGCAGTACCGGTTTTTTTCCAATCTACTAACACAACAGAATCTGAAAGAGTAACGCCATCGGCGTTTACCTCGTCCCTAGTACTATACTTTATAATTTTCCAAGTATATTCCATGGATTAAGTACCTCTCCTTATTCTGGAGCTTCGGCGTCGCCACCAGCAGCCCACGGAAGCGAATCTTCTTCAATCTCAGTTACAAGATCTTTATCAATTTCTTTTTGAATTTGATCATCAATGTGCGCCTTATATCCTGCATCAGAATTGACTACGTTTTGAATCCAAGCCAAAACGTCTACTTCTGTTAAATCTGCAAATGCCCTAAAAGAACCTGCTGGAACATTTTCTGCTGTAAACGGTGTTGCACCCGAAAAGAAAGCAGAATTACCGTTTTCATCAGTACCTTCGCATTTCCAATGAGTTTGGACAACTGCGTTTTGAAGTGTAGCACCTTCTGAGTTAACTTGATCTTTAACCTTTAGGTTGGTGACCGACCATGCGTATGTAAAAGCCATTTTATTTTTCTCCGTTGTTAATTATAAGTTTATTTATCTAACTTTTCCATTAGATTATATACCATTTCTTTTAGTTTGTCAATCTCTTCTTGTTGTTTTTCTATTGTTTCTTGCTGCTCTTTTGTAGCTTCAATCAATAGGCCTACCATATTACCGTAACGAACACCTTTACGTTCTTTACCAGTTTTCATATCTTCGGTATCATATACGACACCAGGAAGAACTTTTTCAACTTGTTGCGCAATTACACCAGTATATTCACCTTCACGGTCAATATAGTTATATGTAATACCATCGAGTTGCTTAACTTTATCTACGGCATTATCAATAATTTTAACATTTTCCTTCCAACGAATATCAGAATAATCGTAGTAAGCAATAATGTTTTCATCTGAGCGAATTTCACCGTATGCGCTAATTGCATTCATACGTGAAGTGCTTGCTGGGTTGGTGTAATAGAACGTGTTGTTTGAATCGTAGAACAATGGACCGCGGAAAGAGCCACGAGCTTCAAAGTAACCAGATCTTGTGCGTCCTTCCCAAGTACCATTATAATACAAGTAAGTAATATAGTCTTGGTCAGCATATATGACCGCTTCGCCATTATCATGGTAAAGCGACATAATCGAACCATCATCATCCACATAAATTCTACCACCTTGTCCGCCTGATTCTGTAAAATAGAAACTGCCGTTGTCACCATCACTACAATAGAAATTCAACCTATTATCGTTGCCGGCATCATCAATGTATGGGCCGCTGAGAAATGTAAGTCTGTCAAGGCCCGAAATATTGAGCATGTTCGAGGTGGCGGCTGGATTTGTGTAATATCCAGTGTCATCACTATCATAGAAGATAGGTGCACGAGATGAACCTGGTGAATATGTATAAGAAGTGTGGATTTGGAATTCGTTATTGTCATCAGTATAGAACAACATAGAACTGGTTCCAGTCCGAACTCGAACTGCCCAGTTTCCGTCATTATCTAAGAAGCCATGCTCACCGCCCCCGTTACCATACCAATAACCTTGAAGTACATCTTGGTTATCGTATAGGCGAATACCTCCACCGCCATTTGCGCCGTATGCAATATCTAAATACGTATCACCAGTGTAAAGATGCCCGTTAACACCTCCGTCATCAAGACGAAGACGATTTGCTAATACTGAGTTAAAGTTTGATGTAGAAGCAGGATCACAGTAATAACCAGTGTTATTGTTATCATAAAACAATGTACCACGAAGATCGTATGCCCAGTTGTCTTTGTTATTCAGAGTATAAACTAATGATGCGGTTCTTGTTACTGTTACTGTGTCGAACGATGTTACAAAATCAATGATCCAATCTTGACCCCAGTTTGTTGAGAAACCAGAATAACCAAGGTCAACCCACTGAACGTGAACCTGCGGATAAGACCAAGTACTATTGGTGTTCCCAATCCAAACAATGTTATCAGTTCCGTTACCACCCCAACGAATTGTATATGCACCACGGTTATCATCTGTTAACTGAGTTGCGGCTACGTTGTACCATTGTTGGTTGGCGTTGTTGTTATTATAGCCAGAGATCAAAAACTCATGTGTTCTACCTTCCGAGTATTCATACACAGAAACTTTGAACTTCATCATTGTATTAGATTTAAATCTGTTGGTTGGCATTCTAATACGAATTGCGCCAGTTACAGAGCTCGTTGTTGTAGTATATGTACCACCGTTTGGCGCAGTATATCTACGTTCTTGCGAGTCATAAAGGTTGTTAATTCTATGGTAGTTTGAACGTGAAGTCGACGCGCCATCGAAGTAGTAACCTGTGTTATCACGATCATAGAATATCTTAGCGCGAACACTTCCCCCAGCGACATCAATCCAATCTCCGGCAACAACTCGAAGTCTCCATGAACCTTGGCTACCTAATAGACCAAAGTCGTTATCAGACTCGGCATACAAATAACCGCGAATTGTACCGTCATAAGTACCTCTTAATCGAATACCAATTGATGCATTATCGTCGTTATGAGAAAGATCCCAATAGTTATCATCGGTTGCATACCAATGCATTGCGTGAGCTGTACTATAAAGACCTTTGCCACCTGTATCGTTACGGAACCAACCATCATTATACACTTCGCCACGGATGTCAAGTGAATTCATTATAGATGTGCTGGCTGGATTTGTGTAATATCCAGTGTCGTTTGAGTCATAAAAGATTGGAGAGCGGAAACTATATGCACTATAGGCGTACAACGAGTCGCCATAAACATCAAACAGTCCTAGCTGGTCGATATCGCTTGTTGAACCACCGTGACGGCCAATCCTAAAATCAGCAGCGCTTGAATTGTTTTCATTTGAATCCAAGTTAATAAACAAGCTTCCGTATGTGTTGATACGAATATCGTCAGATGCGGTACCGGCGTTATCACGAGATGCAATGCCGTGGTTTGTACTATCATCACCATAGAAAGTAATAAAATCTCCACGATCACGCATATCAAAGCGATCAGCTCGTACTGTACCCAATTCAGAAGTACCATTTGGATTTAAATAGCGAGCTGAGTCGTTACGATCATAAAATGCTTGAGCATAATGATTTCTATTTGTAAGAACATCACCATCACCACGGATGATCATGTTCCACTGACCACTTAGACCGCCATCCCTAAACGATATATCTTCGCCGCCTGATGTTGCAATAATTAAGTGTGCATCATTTGTTTCAGTCGCCTGAATATAACCACGAATTGCACTGCTTGATGTTTCAAGCTGTATTTCTGCTCCGCCTTCCATTTTAAGAGTGCTATCCATTTCCATTGAGGAAATTTGTGAAGCACCCTGTGGATTGATTTTATAGCTATCGTTAGACATGCTGTAAAACCCTTCTTCAGCATAAAAACGATTAGCATTATGATAGTGATTACCGCCGAGACGGAATGGACCGCCGCTGTATGACGAATGTGGTGTATCAGCATTAAACGTCCATTTAACACCTGGGCCTAAGGCGGCTCCGCCAGAGTTGCTAATTACTGTACCGTTAGTTCTTGCAGTTGCCGCCGCCTGGAAGTGATTTCCAAAAGCGAAGTTTTCATTAATACCACCATTATTTTGGACATATCTAAAATAAAGTTTAGCGTCAAGATCATCACCTTGTGGAGAACGTATCCAAAGATTTCTATCTTGGTCCATATATAATTCAGGCTGGTTGTTTGTTGAATCGGATGAGCTCATATAACTGTTGATTTCAGTTGGTAAGTGAGCAACACCTATTGTGCCGCCACCGCCGTTAGCAGTGCCATCTCTTGTAACAATAATCTTACCTGCGATTGTGCGGGAAAGTGACCAGCTATTTGTGAAATAATATTCAATAATTGTAGTTTTGTCTAATCCTGAAACTTCGCCTAAACGAGTATAATATGCACTATAAGAACCGCTGGAATTTCGATTCGCTGGGTATTCATACCAAATACCAACTTCTGGGTTTGTGAATGTTAAGCCATTAAATTGTAATGTGTTGAGATTAACAACATTAAATCTAGATGTACTTGCAAAGTTGCCATAGTAACTAGTGTCGTTTGAGTCATAAAAGATTGGAGAACGCATTTGGTTTCTTGCGTATCCAAATCCGTTTTCGGTTTCAAGCTGAACACTACCGTTATAATATAAGTCAACACCCGCGTTTCTTATACCATATAACATCCATTCGTTATCGTAATCGTTGTATATACCAACGTTTGTAATGCTAGATGACATAAAGACGTAACGGTTATCAATAGAATATCCTTCGTACCCGCCTTTACCACTGCCAAAAATCCCAACAGAGCCATAAGTACCATAGGAAGTTGGGTAATCAAAGTAAACAGAAGAATTATTATCATAATTCGGATATAGTCTGTTTGTGCGTAGTGTATTAAGACGTGAGGTTGAAGCAGGATCTACATAATAAGATGTGCTATCGTAATCGTACATAATTGCAGCATCAAGTCGGTTTTGAAATTGTCCATATCTTGACTTAAGACCTGAAGCAACAATACCAGCTGAGTTTGAACTTGTAGCTGAAATCTTATCACCAACAAATTCAAACCATGCGCCCATTTGCTGTCCTGCTGCGGTGTGCGCGCTGTTGGTGTCGCTATGCTGAATATAATTGTCATCTCCAGTGCCATCGTTTAAAAACACAACTTTTGGCGTTACAACTTTGGATGTTGCTTGAATTATACTGGTTGAAATATCTGGGTCAGTACCATCACCTAAGTTTGACGTCGAGCCGATGTGAAGTTTACTGAATACAGAAGTACCTGCAGGATTTGCAGAAAAGCTAGTATTGTTTGTGTCAATAAACGCCGCGGCATACATGTTGTTTCCAGCAAAAACATCTCCGTCGCTCTCAACGCGCATGCGCATTGTGCCGGCACCAGTTCCTGAAGTAAACTGCAGGTTACCGCCTGCGTTTGTAGTTAGATCGTTTGGCGATTCGTAAATCTTCCATTCGTTACCAGATTTCCAATGAATACCTTCTTGAGGACCTGGGTCATTGAATGAAAGATTGTTTAGATTTATAATTGAACCGTTTGTCCAATCCCAAGAACCTGTAACCTTACCACCCGTTGCCGGGTTCATAAAGTAAGCAGTGTTATCTCTATCTCTAAAGTTACTTGCGTCTACTTGGTTCAACTTAGATGTTGAAGCAGGATCTAAATAATAATTGTTATCATCGCTATCATAGAAAATCGGAGCATAAATATTTGAGCTACGAAGTCTGCTATGAACTTGAGTTCTTTTTAGAATTGGAGGACCAAATTCACGAAGAGCACCATTTGTTTGATAGTTCATCAATAGGCGAATACGAACGTATTTAACGCCTTCCCCATCAGATCCGCTGAATGGCGTATGATTTGTTGGAATTGTTGTATGACCTGAATAGGTTGTCCAACTTGTTGAGCTAACGTTAACATTACTTGCAACGAAATACGTTGTGCCAGTATTAGCTGCAATCGGCACTTTGTTTTTATCAAAACGCTCAATACCAAAATACAATGTAGATCCACTGCCTGATACATATCTTGCAGCAATTTCACCGTAAAGTTCTTCACCAGGTTCAACTTCGATATAGTCAGATACAAATGTACGATAGCCGTTTGTTCTGATTATATAGCTTGATGCAACTGGCGCAATACCTGATTTAACAAAGTCCGCCGTATTAGTTGTTGCACTGTCTTCAGTACCTTGCATAGCCTGAATAACTCGTTTTTCCCAATACATTGTTCCATCAAATAGAACTGTATCAGCAAGACCTGAGCCATATGATTTGAGAAGTGGAAGATCTTCGTTACCACCACTAATTCTGATATTTGAGAATGTACCTTCACCTTTGGCGTAGAAGTTACCGTTATCTAAATCAATAGATGCCTTAATATCTCCATTACCTATGAACGTAATTTCGTTTGGATTAGCAGAACCAAAATGAGCAAGTGATGATGTTGTTGTTGCCCAGAAAATACCCCAGTTATTTGTAGGAGTCCAAATCCAATGGTTATTATCTTCAGCTACAAGATATTTGTTGGTTGTAACATCGCCAGTTGCAAAACCTGTTCTGCTTATTTGACCATTAACGCTAATCGCGGTGGCGGTATTTCCAGCCGCAAAGTTGGCATAGAATGAAGTGTTATCTGAGTCAACAAAGTATGGAGCGCGCATTTGATTAGGAGCATAACCGTAACCATTTTCAGCGCCAATTTGATGAACGCCATTTGCGTACAATCTTGTCCAGCTATTATCAGTTGCCTCCAAAACCCATTCATTACGGGTATCATTGTAAAGACCCATGCTAGAGCTGCCATTAGCCATGAATACCCAATCGTCATTGATTGCGTATCCTGCATAAGCATTAGTATCTCCCGAAACTTTAATAGATCCGTAATCGCCAGTTACGCCATCAATTGTATATGTTGCGCTGTCAACTTGAAGTTGCTGAACTCTTTGAACATTATGAAGTGAGGTACTTGCTTGGTCTGTATAATATGCAGTATTGTTTGAGTCATAGAAGATTGGCGCCCTGTGCGAAACTCTTGAATATACGTTACCGTCTGGGTTAACATAAAAATGTTTTACTTGAGCTGCACCGGCAACATCAGGTGCGCCAGTTGTTGTTTGTATTGAGGCCTGACCTGTATCTGGTCTAAAGCTTAAATATACACCGTATGGTTGACCTGCAGTTTCACGTCCATAGTATTGACCATTAAAATCAATGTTGGCACCTATACCTGCACCATGATAAGTAAGCCCTGGTTCAGAT